CTGAAATATTTCAAAATCTGGCGGACACTACATTTGTTTCACAAATAGATGATGCTGATCCTTTATTTCTTAGAAACGAAGAATGGAAGCGCATAGAAAATGAAGCACACGATGCTCATTCTTTCTTTCTTAGAAACGAAAACACCATGTCACCCTCAGAAGACGTTTTAGCAGCGTATATCCGTTTAGTTCCTTATGCAAACGCAACTGAATCTGAAATCATGGCGGATATAAATGATGGACATCTACATATAAATGATTGGTATAAGTTAGTTGAGTATGCGGAAGAAAAAATTCCTTCCTTTAAGGAGTTCCGAGCAGAACAAGTACGGGAGGGAGACAATAAAACCTTAGATAATTTCAAGGACAATTTACTTAAAGAGCAACCCTATGCAATCGAATACGGTATAGAGCTTACAAGACCTCTTTTAGACAAGATTTTAACTCCCAAAGGTATGAAATCAGGGCCAATAACAGACTTAGAGGCTTACATCTATGATCAAACTGGTGATGTTGTTCAAAGGCGATTGCCAGAGGTACAAGACATTTATAGTCGATCGGCTACAAATGTTGAAGTAGAAAACCTAAGTAAAACACGCAAAAAGTTAATAGAGCTCTTACCTGAAATAGCAGAAGTTATGGCTGATCAACACAATGCACCACATTTTAAAGACATTTGGGAAGCTAGGTACCTACCGCTTTCTCGCGAAGAAAGGATAAAGCTACAAGAAACACAAGAAACACGCCGTCGAGGCCAGGTGGAACCTGATTATCCTATGAAAACTACCTGGCCTAGATATGCTGTGCTTAATCACATAAAACATATGTTAACTGCGGGAGACATGGACTATCTTTATATGCCCAGTGAGGGCTTTGGGCAAGGTGGTCCTCAAGGTCCTTACCTAAAAGCTCAAGATCAAATGAGAAAGTTAGCAAAAGAGTTTGATCTTCCTCTAAAAGAAATAGAAATAAACGAAGAGGGTCTTGCAAGACATCCCAATCCAAACATTCTTCGTCTCGACATTAGAAAATTAAAAGATAATCTAATAGAAGATGTTGAGTTTAAAGGTATGAAATCAGGTGGTTTAGTTATGAATTATGGTGACTATGGAAGGAGTTATAAATAGTGTATGAGTATAAAGGAAAGGTTACGAGGGTATTGGATGGTGACACTTTTGATTGTATGTTTGACCTTGGGTTTAATATCTTTCATCACGCTAGGGTTCGGATGGTGGGTATTGACACGCCTGAGTCTAGGACTAGAGACCTTGAAGAAAAAGCTAGAGGGTTATTATCAAAACAGTTCTTGAAAGATGCGATCACGGACCAAGAACTTATCATTAAGACATATAAGAAGAACGCCAAAGGAAAATTTGGTCGAGTTCTCGGAGAAATCTGGTTGGACGAGGTAAATATTAATAAAGAAATGATTGAGCTAGGATATGCAGTGGAGTATCATGGACAAAGCAAAATGGATCTTAAAGAAGCCCATGAGCGAAACAAACAATTATTAATTGAGAGAGGCGATTATGTCGAAAACAACTAGAAAAAGAGCAAGAAACACCAAAGGTCAGTATGTGGGTGATGATCCTACAACTTTAAAAGACGAAGCTTGGGTAAGTGGACCTAAATATTTGTGGATAGGTGATGAAATATCTAAAAAACTATCGCAACGTATTGCAAGAGTCCAACAAAGAGTATGGGACCCAAGCAATAAAGCATAAAAAATAATGTGTTAAATGGATTATTCATCAGTAATATTTATATTATAACATAAGCGAATCTTATGGTGAAAAGAAAAATCACTCGTTCACAAAGAAGTAACCGATCAGAGGTCCGAGTCCACGTCTCCCGCAGTAAATACAAGAAAACAACACAAGGACAATCCAGAAATTCCAGAATGAAGCCTGGCGTGAAGCGTTACAGGGGTCAAGGAAGGTAAATTTATTGTACTTATCTTATAAATAGTGTTAAAGTTACTATAAATTATGTATAGGAGAACTAAATGATTGGAATAGGACACAAATTTCCAGAATTTTCAATGTATGCAGCAATGCCAAATGGAAATGCAATCGAACTTATCACTAATGAACACCTGATTGGGGATTGGGCAGTGATTTATTTCTACCCAAAAGACTTTACATTTATATGCCCAACTGAAATTTCAGAAATAGACGCCATTAAAGAACAAGAAATAGCTAATGTTTTAGGAATTTCTGGAGACAATGAGTATTGTAAGGTGGCCTGGAAAACAAGTTCGGGTATGATTAGAAACATACAACACCCTTTAGCTGCCGATAGTGGCTTATATTTAGCTCACGAATGTGGCGTTGTTTCTATAGAAGGTGTTTGTTTGAGAGCAACTTTTATTTTAGATCCATATGGTACTGTGCAACACGCTTCGGTTAACGCATTAGACACTGGAAGAAATAGCAAAGAAATTTTAAGAACCGTACAGGCATTAAAAGCTGGCGGATTGACTGGATGTAATTGGACACCAGGTAATAAGCTATTATAAACTTAAACAGTTAGGGAATTCAGTGGTCCCTCAGATCCCCCGACTTTTGGGCCACTGTATTCTTTCCCAGCCTAGGGGTAGCGATATCGCAAAGAGTATCGCAGACTAGGTAGGACGTCAGCGGGAGGTGCGTCATTCATGAAAAACACCCGTGAGTAGGGAGCTCTTTAGTTAAACAAAGAAAATCCCATGAGAGCGATCCTACAGAGAAGGGCTTGACATATGTTAAGCCCTTTCTTTATTATGCTATGTATTATGGACACAAAAGGCTTATCCGAGAGCCTAGACGACTGCCCATGTATAGGGATATGTTCCGCTACACAATGGGGCGACCCGATCTGTAAAGGATGCGGACGCACCTCTACGGAAATAAGAGATTGGGGATCTTTACCTTCTGTGTATAAAAAATTAGTTATAATAAGAGCTGCTAGTGAAGGCTACACACCCAGACAAAAGTTTAATGAAAGAGTTACTAATAAAGACCGCAATATCCGTAGAATCTGCCCGCTCCTCGCAAGCAAAGACTAACCTCCTTTCGCTATGTGAACATGGCATGGCAATTCCAGAACATTCAGACTTAGTTCAAGAAGTTTTAAAGCAAACTCAGATCAAGGCAGAGGCCGACGAAAATGTGAGAGTTTTACAAGAACTTCTGCTAGAATAAATTTGTTATGATTGGTGATGGTGAAATTGGAATTGGAGCAGGAGGACTTCCAGAACTTGATGAAGCTCCTGTCTTCGCCACGCTTAACCCTAATGTAACTTCTGGCTTTAACTTTACCCCTTCCCCTTTAGACTTAGGCTTTGGTATGCCAGGTGGTATGCCAGGCGGTATGCCGAGTGGAATCCCTTCTGGTATGCCAGGTGGTATGCCTCCAGGAGCTGCTGGATTATTAAAACCTTCTATGGAGCGTTACGAACCCCAATCAGGAGCGGGTTTAAAAGGTTTCTTTACGAGTTTTATTAAAGCTTTAGCTGCTACCAATCCTGTATTGGCAAAAGCTATGTTAGCTAAAAACTTAAAACAGGCTTACGACAAGGGAGGAATGAAGGGATTACTTACGTTAGGCGCTATGATGAAATCAAGCCCTTTAGGAAGAATGGGGATTCGTGGAATCATGGATTTGAACAGAGGCGCAAGCCCCCGCGACGTATTTGGCAACATGGCTACGAGTTATGGAGCAAATAGAGCTTCTCAAGCTTTGACGCAAAAAGCTTTGATGCCTTTAATGAAAAGAGCTTACGATACTCATGGAATGATGGGTGTTAGATTGGTTGCTAGTCTTGGTAATCCTGTTAATAGACGTTTACAACAAGGTATCATGGGTCTATTACGAAAAAGAATGGCTCCTGGCGGAGACTAATGTCAAAAGGTTCTAAACCACGACCTATTTACATTTCTCAAGAAGAATTCAGTAGTAATTGGGACAAAATATTTAAGAATAAGGGACAAAAGAAGGTTGTTCGAGGTAAAAGGACCAAGGACCTCACCTGAAACTTACTTTAGAAGTTAGCTCTAAGTTATTGATTTTATTGGAAATAAATTTTTTCCTCACCTGTGAGAAGTTAGCTCTAAGTTATTGATTTTATTGACACTGTTAGTTTTCCTATATAACAAAACCTCACCTCACCTGAGATTTCTACAAAATTTATTTTTTAAATACAAAAATTTAACAGAATTTTAGTTTTCTGGGTGAGAAGTGCTGAAAATATAGCTTCTATAAGGGTTTCCGTCTAACCTGGTAAAAGTTAGATCAGGTGAGGAAATGAGAAAAACCCTTATTTTATCTGGTCTCCCATCTAACCTGGTAAAAGTTAGAAACTTTTACATACTTTTTATTACTTTGGTGTATAATTTTGCAATGCCAAAAGGAATATCAGGAAACATATCTGGTCGTAATGATAAGCATCTAACCTCTAAGCAAGTTCGTTTTGCTAAAGAGTATGTTTACAATGATGGGTCCAAAACCCAAACTGAATGTGCTTTAGATGCGGGCTATGCAGAGAGTTCTGCTGCTGTTCGTGCTTCCGAGCTAACAAATCCCCAGAAATACCCACTTGTTGTTCGCTATATTCAAGAGCTCCAGGCAGAATTAGATAAGAAGTATGAAGTTACATTTGGTAGGCATGTTAGAGAACTAGCCAAAATCAGAGACGAAGCTATGAAAAAAGGTAATTTAACTGCTGCTGTTTCTGCTGAAGTTCAGAGAGGACGTGCTGCAGGCCTATATGTAGAAAGAAAAGAGGTTAGAACAGGTACGTTAGATTCTTTAAGTGAAATAGAAATAAAAGACAGAATCAAAAAACTTCTAGGAGATTACAAACCACTCCTAGAAGTTCAAGATGCTCAGATTATAGAGAGCTAACTTTTAAATTAGCAATTTGCTTTAGCACTATATCTTGTTCTGAATCATCATATTCATACCAAATTAACTCGCCTAAAGCTTGCTTGTGACTTTCTTCTGCTAGATGCGGAAGCATGTCCTGGATCTTAGCGTGTATTCTTGGGTAGCTATCGTCAGAACAATCTATACATAGTTGGTAATTTTTGCTCTTAGCTTTGGTGTGCACATTTATAAATACTAACAAATCTAAAAGTTCGTTTCTTCTTAATATAGCTAGTAATGCTTCTGCTTGTTTTTGGTTTAAATACGTTCTTCTTCTTTTCATAATGACCTCACTCTTGGTTGTTTAACTTTTTTAGGGTGTTCCTTGTCCATGATTTCTTGATATAACTCGTTTGTTATTTCTTTCCTTTGATTGGGAGTTACCTTAGTTAAGATTTTGATATCTCGTTTCTTGGGTTTGTATGTTTTCCAATAAATTGCTTCTGGGGGTTGTGTTCTCCAAGTCCATTCTATAGTACCTAATAAAGTGCTGTCAAAATGTAACTTTGGAGAACAAGAAAACTTATCCTTATATAAAATCACATTTAGATAAATTTCATATAAGGTTTGGCTCTAACTTTAGCTACTTCTAGCTGATCCGTGCCTAATCTGACTGTAGGCTTAGATGAATCTGCTGACACTAATACATATTCGCCATTGTGCTTATCTATAATATAATCACTCACTTTTATTTGCTCCTTGATATTTAGCAAGCCAATAATGCTTGTCTATGTTAATTTCGTCCCATATTCGCTGTTTTGTTTTCATTTGTTCCTCAGTAATATAATCTTGTTCAGCGAAGTAAGGGTAAATGTCTTTCATGCACTCATTAACTATGTTTTCTAGTGCATCTTGAATAACCTTCTTTCGATATTCTGAAGTGAATCTTCTTCCTACTACAGTGTTTATTGGGGTGGGTTCATTTCTCATTTATTTCTCCTTCTATTATTTCAAAACCTTCCTGCACAAGTCTATCCATAAACCATTGTGCTTTCAGTAGGTCTTCTTGTCCATTTTTCTCCTGGTATCTCCAAAGATATTTGTATATAGATCCTTTTAAATATCCATGAAAACCTTCTAAAGACATACTAGCCTTAATAGCTTCTATACACTCAATCTCACTATTTTTGTAGTGAGAAGGGTTTATATTATCTGGCATTTTTTGTTTTTCTTAGAGAAGTCCAATCAGTATCTTGAAATCCATCTTTCCCAAATCGCATATACATTGGCACAATCTTATCGCTCAGATGCGGAATAGACATTAGCTTGTTGTAGCCTGATCGGGGAGTAGAGGCAATTACTTCTACTCTGTACTGTTGTAACCTATTCTTTTCGTCTTTATCATTATATAAAAAAGCGTATGTTTTCATTTTTTCTCCTGTAATTTAAACTCGTCTATGACCAGGGGTCTGCCAAATTCATCATGTGGCTCTGTTGGTGCTGGGCCATGTTCTTCGCCTGGAATATCGTTGTATCTCTTTAAATCTGTTCCCATTACTTTTTCTCCCGTTTTTTAGCTAAATTCATTTCTTCATTGATTGTTTTTTGTATTGTATAAACATCTTCTACAATATTTTTATCTTCTTCGTGTTCTTCTGCCTGTCTCAATATGTCTGTGGGTAGCGAAGAAGCATGAGCTTCTATGTCTGCTCTTTTACTATCGTCTGTCTGATAGATTCCTTCCCCTTGATACCAAATTCTGTAGGTCGGTTTACCTTCTGCGTCTGTCTGCCCTTCTTCTCTCCTAGAGACAAGATGTATGCGTTTCTTTTTAGAGTACATCATTATTGAACCCTTATCTTTAACATTTAAGCCTCCGATAGAGTCGCCTTTCTCCATTTGTTGAAGAATACTATCCCATTGAGCAGTCCTACCTGTGGGATTTCCTTTCCTTTTTGGTATTGGAACATTTTTTTCAATTTTAAACTTACCCATTAGCTTTTCTCCTCTATCCTTTTAATTTATACCAGGCCATAGTTAATCTTGCTTTTAAAGTTCTGCTATTTTCATAATAACAAGCATGACATAAGACTTCGTATGGGTGGCAATTAACATTTTCTTCCCAATCATCTCCCTTGCAACAAACCTCTCCCTCCCAGCTTTGTATAAGACCACACTTATCGCAAGAAGTTAGTCCTGTATCTCCTTCACCAAGCCATTCTTTTTGTTTGTTAGTTAGCTTGTGATAATAATTATCATGTATATCATCAAAACAAACTTCTATATTAGCCATTGTTTTTCTCCATTAGTTAAATAATACTATAATTATACTATAATTCTATATCTAATACTATAAATTCTATATCAAATCTCCCATATAAACAACACTTATTCTTATATTAAGTTATAATGTCTTTACTGTGGCAAAACCTGAAAGTTTATTCTGGCAACAAGTTAGGAAGAATCTTAAAGAGTTTTCGTTTATACGTCTGGAATCTTGGGTAAATCACGGCATTCCAGATGTTTTGGGTACTACTAAAGAGGGCATATATTTCACGCTTGAATTAAAGGTAACAAAAAGTAATAAAGTTTCCCTATCACCTCACCAGATTTCTTATCATGAAGAACGTAAAACTGCGTCTGCATTTATCCTGGTCAAGAGGGTCTTGGAGAGTAGTCCAAGAAAATCCAGGATTTATCTCTATTCCCCCGATCAGGCAAGAGAGTTATCGGAACAAGGTCTTTCTCTTTCTCCCCTTTCTCTTTCAGATCCAATTAATTGGTCCTTTGTCCAAGAGCGTTTAGCTTTCCTCATTAGAGGAAGGACGAAGGATCAATTAATTGGATCTTAAAGCTTGCTTGTTTTTTCTGTCTTTGGCTGGGCAGCACGGCCAGGATCTCCTGGTTAGCCCAGCATAAAAAAAGGGGAATAGTATTTCTACTATTCCCCACGTCTCGCCTGAAAAGGAGAGACAGGCGAAACTCTGTAAGTTATGCCATGTCGTACAACTCTGCGCAGGCGTCATCTAGTCCTATATAATCCTTTGAGTACCACCTAGTTACACGATCATTTCCCCAGTAACCCTCCACTTCTTGGCTTGCTGTGTCTATCCAGATATTAGGTCCACCAAATGCAACTAAAAGCCTCGCGCCTTTGTACATTTTGTCCTGTGTTGTGATGTAGTTAATATCTAGCACATCGTCTAGATAGTCAAAACCGCTTATCTTGCCTTCTCTTATTTCATTACAAATGTCTTCGCACATCTCAACAAGTCGTTCTTCGGTCTCGTTTGATATATTACTCATTTTTATTCTCCTTTTATTAAACAAGTATCTATTATATAAGATATATTCATATTAAGCAAGAAAAAACAAGCAAGCATGAAGGACCAATGCTTGCTTGTTTTTTCTTGCTTAATTGCTGGGCAGCCCAGCCTGGAAATAAAAAAGGGGATTTATATAAATCCCCTTAGTACGCTATTGACTAACTCAACAGATTTTGAATCCTCCTGACTCTTTGGCAAAAGCTATGAACTCCTCAACATTTTCTTTGTTAAAGGGATAGTCTCCTCCTGACGTGCTTTCCTCTTTCCATTTCGTATAGAACTGGTCTAAGAGAAAATCAGCGCCTACTAGACTTTCTAGCATATCCACGATCTTCTTAGTCTTTAGTTCGTCAATCTCTAGGCCATCATTAAAATGCCCTTTTTCCCATTCTTCTTCTGTTAAGACATGAGAGCAAGAAACATTGATGAAATCCCACAAAGGGCGCCAATGCCAGATATTATTTCTAAAATAGTAGCCAGGATTTTCTTCATGCCATTTGGCGTCTTGCTCCCAGTAGCGTTCTCGCTCTTGTTCGCTTGGGTTATTATCCCAATCTATCTCTGGCTTATCTCCCTTTAGTTTGGGGTTGATACCATATACGTCCATTCCCATCTTTTTTCTCCTTTAATTAAACAAGGGTTCATTATATCTTAATTATCCCATACATGCTAGTTCTATTTCGGCTCGCTTCGCTCGCCTCAAGCAAGCACCAACACACTTATTATTATCCTTAAATAAGTGTGTTGGTGCTTGCTTGTTTTTTCTTGCTTAACTGCTGAGCAGCCCAGCCTGGAGGAAGTTCCTGGAAATAAAAAAAGGGGCAAAGATCCAAGAACCTTTGCCCCTTTAGGGGGTTACTATTTAATACTCACCATACTTAGATTGTTGGTAATGTTGCCACTCACTCCAAATCCCTTCTAAGCAGTAACGAATGAAGGCACTATCTAGTCCTTCATTCCTTAACTGATTAGATACCATTTGAATAAGTTCTTCCTCTGTGTGGCATTCACTAATTACATGGTCTGCAACATCAACCACATTGTGGTAAGCGTCTTTAATTATACTCATGGTTATGCTCCAGTGAAGGTAAGTTATTATTATCTTCTATCAATCTTGGGTTTAACATACCAGAACAGACAACGGACTGACCATTAATCACAAGTGATGTGATCTTAGTCTCAAGACCATGAACCAGTACGTTATCGTCGTCTATTAGTTTAAACATTAGTTTCATATTTTCTCCCTTTATTAAACAAGTATTTATTAACTAAATACTTATAAGATTATATCATAAGATAAGTCTTATACAAAGCTTGTCTATTCATTTCGGCTCGCTTCGCTCGCCTTCGCTCATGGGGGGGATAGGTACTCTTCATTTTTCATTCTTCATTTATAATCAAGGTGAAAAATGAAGAGTACCTATCCCCCCCATGAGCGAAGCGAGTGAGTTTTATCTTTAGAGAGAAAAATAGACATAGACAGAATATCCAGAAACTTTGACAAATTGGCTACCCCCCTTCACAATATAAAAAGGGTTAGGAGTCCCATACCCCTAAAAAATTTTTTATATGAAAAAATGTAGCACTTGTGGACGAAATTTATCGGAAGATAGCTTTGAGATTCTTCCGAAGAAAGGAAATAAATATCTTAGATCTGTCTGTAGAACATGTCGGTACTCCACAAGAAATAAGCAAAAATCTGCCTCTCCAGAAGCCTATATGAAACATCTTTATACACAATTAAAATCCAGCAGACGCAAATCTAAGCTAGAATGGGCACTGGAATTTGAAGATGTTATACAGCTATGGTATGAACAAGAAGGTAAATGTGCCTTATCAGGAATGTTTATGACATGGCAAAAGGATGGTTCTGGTAAAAAAGAATTGAATATTAGTATTGACAGAATAGATCCCCACATTGGTTATATATTAGGCAACATACAGTTAGTAACAACGCGTGTAAATATTTTAAAACACAGCTTGACAGAAGATGAGCTTTACTGGTGGTGCAAGAACATTGTTGTAAATAAGGAGTTGTTTGAATGAGTAAAGCAGAATACGATATTGACTTGGAACTTTTAGCAGAGCAATACCCTGATGCTACTAAACAACTACTTGAACTGACAGAGGCTTTGAATGCTAAACAGCTCCAAAGAGAGGGAAATGATAGCTTTATTCGCTATGTACAACACATGTGGCCAGATTTTGTGGAAGGGCGACATCACCAGATATTTGCAGAGAAACTAGAAAAAGTAGCGAAGGGAGAAATAAAAAGACTCATTGTCAACATGCCACCCAGACATACAAAGTCTGAATTTGCTTCTACTTACTTTCCTTCCTGGATCTTGGGCCGTAATCCAAAGTTGAAGGTCATGCAGATAACACACACCGCTGAGTTAGCCTTTCGTTTTGGTCGTAAGGTCAGAGATCTAATTGATTCCGCAGAATATCAAGAGGTTTTTCCTGGCGTTCAATTGAAAGCAGACAGTAAATCAGCAGGTCGTTGGGAGACAAATGCTGGAGGGGAAGCGTTCTATTCGGGAATAGGAGGTGCGGTAACTGGACGTGGTGCGGATTTATTGGTACTAGACGACATTCACTCAGAGCAAGATGCCCTCTCGCCCACGGCCTTAGACAATGCTTGGGATTACTATTCATCTGGCCCGCGACAAAGGCTACAGCCAGGGGGTTCTATTGTGATCGTGATGACACGATGGAGCACCAAAGACTTAACAGGTAGGTTGTTAAGTAAGCAAGCAGAAGATCACGCCGATCAATGGGAAGTGGTGGAATTTCCAGCTATTTTCCCAGATAGTCACAAACCACTTTGGCCAGAGTATTGGAGGTTAGAGGAACTGGAAGGAGTTAAAGCTTCAATCCCTGTTAGCAAATGGGAAGCACAATGGATGCAAAACCCTACTTCTGAAGAAGGAGCTATCTTAAAAAGAGAATGGTGGCAAACATGGAAATCGGACGAAGTGCCACAGATGCAATACATCATTCAATCTTACGATACGGCTTACACTAAAAAAGAAACAGCGGACTTTTCCGCCATTACGACGTGGTGCGTTTTTTATCCTGAAGAAGGCTCGTCTAAACCAGCTTTATTGTTGTTAGATGTAAAAAAAGGACGGTGGGATTTTCCAGAATTGAAAAGGGTCGCATACGAACAATACACTTATTGGGATCCAGATACCATTATCATCGAAGCAAAAGCATCGGGAATGCCATTAACGGACGAATTACGACAAGCAGGAATACCAGTGGTCAATTATTCACCAGGAAAAGGACAAGATAAAATTGCAAGGGTAAATGCAGTGGCACCTATGTTGGAAGCTGGTATGGTTTATGTACCTGAGACGCGTTGGGCGGAAGAATTAGTAGAGGAATGCGCTGCTTTTCCGTTTGGAGATTATGATGATTTAGTAGATTCCACCACACAAGCGTTAATGCGTTATCGACAGGGAGGGTTTATTGGTTTAGAATCTGATGATGATCTACAGGATAACTATCCTCGTAGGCTAAAAGAATATTATTAGGAGCGTAAAATGTCGGACAAAGGCGAAAAAATAAAGGACCAAGGATTTGTTCCTTATGCAAAAACAAAGATCATGAAAACTTCAAAAGGACCAAAACCAGGTGCTGGAAAAGGTAAAAGTCGTGGTGGAGGAGCAGCTGAAAGAGGCACTAAATTTACTGGCGTTTATTAGGGGGCTATTATGGGGATCGCAAGTCTTATTAAAAAACTGC